CATCGAAATCCTCTGATGGGTTTATAGGTATTTGATTATAAAGTACAGACGTTTTAAATGCACTAGGAATCTGCAAGATAGAAGCGTTTTGCGCTTTTTTCATTTGACTGTTTACGTATTCTCTATCTTCTACTACACCACCATCTGATAGGACATAAACTACAAACTCCTTAAAAGATTTAAGCAACTTTCTTAAAAATAATAATCTTTTTTGTATCATAATTAAAAAGTTATTTCTCTATAATTTACAATTAAGTCAATATCTGCCCCACTATATCCATTCCAATTATTTGCAAATAAATTTAAGCCTTGCCCAAAATTATAATACGTCCTAAAGTCTGTAGGTACTATGGTTGGGTTTACATATCCTTTTTCCATAAAAGGAACACCAATAGGTATTCCCGAAGCAAAAACTCTGGTTAACCCAAATTGATAGCTACTTGCTCCACCCGCTCCTCCTGGGGCTATATCATAATTAAAAAAAGACATCCCTATATCATCGTAACCATCCACCGAATTTGGCGTTATTTTAGCGTAAACAGAAACAACATCAAAAGCAGTATTTGCATCAATAGCGGGTGCTATGTTAATAGGTATTGGCGTGTTTGGATTTCCAATAAATAAAGAGTCCTCTATTTGTGATGCCGTTATTGTTAGCTTAACAGTTTTAACGTTTAAATATTCCTTAGTAACTAAAGTATTATCAGAAGCTGCATCTATTTCGGCAACACTCATATTAGAACCTATTGTGCCTGTATCATCTTTAAACAAAGTTATATTGCCATTAGGTTCTATTTCTACTCTTTGCTTAACCTCATCCCCTATAATTACTTTTAAATCATCAGTTATTGAGCTACCCGTTTCTTTATAGCCCTCCGCTGTAATTTTTTCAATATAATCTTTATTTGAGATAGTTCTTTTATCTGCGTGTGCGTCTATTTCTGCTGCTGTCATATTAAGTACAGCAGTCTTATGTATTTCATCTGTTTGAATAAATACTCCTTGCTTTTGACCTATCTTAACAACTAAATCATCGCCCGCTTGTGTTCCGCTTTCATTGTACCCCTCTAGCGCTCCCGTAGAAGGATTAGCTACATCGCCTTGAATAACAAACCAATCTAAATCTAAAGCCGATGTTTTTGAAAAAGTTAGCTCTATGGTGTCGTATTGAGTTTCTGCTCTTGAACTTGTCACAAACTCAGATAAAGGTATTTGTACTAATTGCCAATCCGCAAAACCATCTAAATCAAAACCGTATTTAGTTAGATTGGCAGTCGATAGAGTTATATTCCAATACCCTAAAGTTGCGCTATTAATTAGTTTAAAAGTTAATTTAGATTTTAAGTTAAATCTAATACTAGGTTTAATATAAAAAATAAAACTTTCATCGGGTACGAATGTAATTAAAGAATCTTTTTTAAATGTCAATACATCTGTACCAGTATAGGCAGGAAACGACATAGAGACAGTTCCCACCTTTGGGTCTGTACCATCGTTTAAATTTGCGCCTGTTGGTGTTAATACGTTATCCCATTCTGTTGGCTCGCCTGTGTTATCGTCATAGATTGTATCTGTTATTGCGTTGGGGTCGGTTTGTTGGTTAGCTGCTACATTTACAAAAGATACCTCAACTTGATTAGATAAATCAACGGTTGGTTTTACAGGATTTGCAGATGGCACACCTTCTAAAACAACTACCGTAGCTGTAAATGGTTTTACATTTCCATCTACCTCAATAGCTAGTACATCTATCCTATCATATGTAGCATTACCCTGAGTTAGTGTAACATCGCTATTAACTCCAAAACTGTAATATTTATTATTTATTACAAAAGATGTAGCCCACACGTTATATATTAAAGCCGTTGTACTTCGTAAAACAACACCTCCGTTAATAATAGCGTTACCGCCATATAAATCCTCAAACGTTGGTAGTCTAGTAAATTCTAAGTTACTGGTGGGTGGTTCTTGTGTCCTGTCTACCGTTACAGCGGGTACTTGTCCCTCGAAACCTTCGTAAGTTGTCTCTCCTACATCTGTAAGTCCTAGAAACTGCGCAGGAGTTTGGTTTGTAAATTCTAAACCACCACCCGCAGCAACTACGACCACTTTTCCATCTTGCCCCACATAAGAACCCTCTAGCACATCGGTAAGGCTTAGAAAGTCGGTAGGATTAGCACCGCCACCGCCTAAATTCTCGGCTTTTATCCATTTAGAAGTTCCCGAAGGATGGGCAGATATATCAGATACATCTACAATATGTATTTTATCTTGTGAATCTGCTACTAAAAGCTCATTTTTTTCGGGTAATCTTTGGTTATCTGTTGCCATTTCTTAATTAAATATAAAGTTTTTACTGTCTTGGAATATAAAATTATTTCCGTTTTGGAATATATAGTTGTAAACGTCTCCTATTGTTATGTTTATATCGTCTAAATTTCCTACAAAAGAGGATTGATTAGCCTCTAAGCCATCCAAACTAACTCTATATCCGTTTAAATCTCCTTTTTCTTGTCCTGTTTCATTGGTAATTTGTGCTTCTAATCCATTGTACAAACCTAAAACACGTATATTTTTAAGTCTATCGACATAAAAAACAATAGTATTTTGTCTTAATAGCTTATAAATTTCTGATGATACCTCTGTTTTAGGTATTACAAAGCTAAAATCTTGCTGCCATTTCGTCGCTCCACCTTCGAAACTGCTGCTTTCTGAATAATTAACCGTATCAGAATACACTTCGTAGACCGTATTAGCCGGGTAAGATGTCAATTCTTCATCTTTTACTAATATCCTAGACCTTGAATATTTAGTATATGGCATTATGTAGAACTTATCTACACCACCTTGTAAGGATTTACATATTTGTTTTATATCTCTTGTAATACTCATTACCAAATATCATTTTTACAATCGTCTTTACCGAAATACCAACCGCCAGTTAGTTTAATAGACTGCGCAGATACATCATTTTGGCAATGCTTATACTCAGGAAGCGGATTTTTACATATCCATTTATCAAACCTTTGTACATACATTTGAGCCATAGCAGAATACTTTTGGCTAAGAAATTGCGCCTCGTCTTTATCTACTATTTCTGCGTTTTCGGGTTGGTGCTTAAACAAACCGCCATTAGTTAAACTATACGAGCTTATTTCAATGTATTTAGACGTTGCCTCGTGCTTTGTAATAGGTTTTACATACTCTACGTATAAAGTTTCATAAAGACCCGTTAAAGTGCCTCCTGATGCGTTAGCTATAATATAGTCGTATAACTCAGTACCTAATAACGGTTCGATAACTGTTATTTGTGTATCTGCTATGCAAAATATATATTTATCAATGTCAACATTACCACCCATTATAGTAGTAGATGTGATTTCTTCGGGTTGTATGAATAAAAACTCTGCCATAGTTATGAAGGATATGCTCCTCTATTTGCTTTATCAATTTCTGCCTTTGCTACATCAGCAGCATTTTTAGGTATTTTAGCCCCTTGCCTCCTAGCTTCTTTTACGTTTGTAGGTGTTACATTCTGCATTGGATTACCCTTGTATAATTCGCCATCGGGTTGCTCTTTCTTTTTAAACATTCTACGCTCCCATCTGTGGTAGCAATTTACACCACCTCCATATAACCAAATAGAATAAGGTTGTTTATTATGCCCAAAAGAACTATTAACACCATCATCTCCCATTTGCAAAATATCTTCTTTTCGAAATACCTTGCCTGCTATCTCCAAAGCTCTCATTTTAGTACAGAATGGTCTTGACTTGCCAGTCTTTCTAGTTTTGTTTGTACCCTCTACATAAGCATAGCGTATTTTCCAAAGGTCGGTATCTTGCTCGCTATTTTGTATAGCAGACAAAGAAACTAATTCACTAGAATGTAACTCGAAACCTTCGGGAGTATCTTCTGCATATCTTTCTAGGATATGCTCCATTTCATTTATATTCTGTTCCGCTGATAATTCGGTTTGTACTTCTTTTTCTTCTTTTGTTAATGGCAAGAAGTCTAGTTCTAAATTTATACCATACTCTACAAAAACTTCCTCCAATGCAGAAAGTATTTGCTCTTGCTTTGGTTTTATTACCCTTCTATACGTTTGCGTTTCTGCCTCTCGCATTTCATCAGCAGTATTAGAAAATCCACTACTAGAAACAATACCCACCAAAGAAGGAGATACCGCTCTATGTGATGTTAGTATTTTAGTTGTAGCCGTTTCGTTTAGTGTCTCCCATTGTTTGTGGATATTATCATTAGTAGGGAATGGTACTATCGTTACCTCTACATCTCGACCGTTAAAAGATAGAATAAAATTAGAAGCGTTACCGCTACCTGTTAATTTTTGCTTTATTTTTCTTTCGAAGGTATCTTTTTCTTCATCTGTTAAGCTCTTGCCATCAGGAATATTTATCATATACCCCGCAGACAAGCCTTGCTTTATAGAATTTATATTAAGGTTTGCAATTTCCTCTTCCATTTCTGCGTACATTAGACCGCTCGTGTAATCGGGTTGCGAGTAGTACTCTTGTCCTACTCCGTAAGGTCTAACTACATATATCTGCAACGCTTTGCTAGAACTACCATAAGCAGGATATGAAACAGGAGGATATTTATTTGTATTTGTCCAGTCTTTACAGTACCAGTAATCTTCTATTTCTCCATCTTCATTTTCACAGCTAGGAGCAACCTTTTGCTTTGGCAAATGTGTTATTTGAGATAAGTCTCCGCCTCTAGTTGTTACTATTTGGAAACTAGCTTCGTTAAAAACTTGAAAGTCGGTGCATATTTTACGCAATTCTTTAGGCGATAAAATAGATTTTACTCTCGCCCAATCCTCGATGTTTTGTCTTGAGTTTTTAGCAGTTAACCCTCTGCCGTAAATTAAATCCGCATAACTTTTATTAATACTACCATTTGTAGGGCTACCATTATTTCTATCAATTACATATTGATAAAACTCATTTTTGCGCCCGTTTAAAACCCAATTTTTAGATTTGTTTTCGTATATGTCAGGGCGAACATAATTACTTAATTGTACTAGCCTTAAATCACTCATAATAGTAAACGTCTTTAGTTAGCTTATAGCTTTGTGTTTCTTGGGTTGTGCAAAGTATTTTCCCTCGAAATACAACCTCCTCGCCTTCATGTATTTTCATTTGATATTTGTAACCATCTTCAAAATTATAATCAAAAGACAGATACATAAAACCCTCAAAACTCAATGTAATAGCTCCGACTACCTGTGTTGTTTCTTTTGTTGTTTCGTTGTATAATTCTAGGCTTGCGGAATTGGTAGGATAATACCTAGGTATTAGTGTTATTTCGTGAGTCGTATCAGTTGGAAGTACTATCTTCATATAATATTAACGAATTAATGCGATTATTGTTTTATAAAAAAACCCCTTACAAAAAGTAAAGGGTTTAAAACAAAACAAAA